TGCTGTCCAACGCCTTACCCGTTGCATAATCTCTTTTTCCAAGCATAACAACAGATTCATGATAGACCAACTACTTTTTTGCATCAATTGTATTTCCATCATAAATCCTCAATCAATTATAAATAATCTAAAACGACAGATTGTTTAAGTCCTGTACATGGGAGGATTAATCATTTTTCTTGAGTTATATGTTGTTCGTACTAATGAACAATTGATTAATTACACAGATAACTGTTGTTAGTGAGAATAGTGCTTGAATCGGATTCAAAAAATGATTCTTCTCATGCACTGTATAGATGATATTTTGAAGTATATAGGTTCCAGCAATGCTATTCCGCATCACTATGCCAGGCAATGATATTTTTTAATATGGCATATATACATTGTTTTCGGGTAAAAGCCCCCTACCCCAGTAAAGAGGAGGATTTGGAAGGCTCATTACCTGCTGCGTTTTCGGGACCCGCAACCGGGTAGCGTGATGCCATACAATCACCCCGTAGTGTGTATGCGCCCTCGGACTTCACGCTTCAGCCAGTCCGCCGGATTTTTTAGGATCTGCCCCCGCTCATCTCGAAGATGGCTTACCGGTATGGTATTCGTGGATAGCCCCAATATTGCTAACAACTCTTCCACTAGCTTCATAAATCCATTTATCCCATGCCTAACGGGATGCAAAGTTTTTTGTGGTTCAGCCCCTTGCTGGCCATCAACTCAAAGGTGCCACGGACCTTAGGTACAAAGAAACCTTAATAATCGACTGCTGGCGCGGGCGTATAGCAGACCCCACTCGATTATTAAGGTTTCTTACTATATATAACCGCGCCAGCAGTCGTTGGCTTTTCTAACAACCGGAAATCATCATAATACAATTAATTTATTTTGTCAAATTTTTCACAGTTACGATTGCCATCCCAGAACCATTGATTTTCAAATGCCAGGACTAGGTTTTTCTTTGGGTTCTTTTTCATAGACAAAAAAAAGCCCGATTGAACGGGCTAGTGAGAGGTAGGAAGATAAGCGCACCACATAAGATAACAGCATAGGCAAACTCTTTTTCTCATGCAGTGCTTAACTTTCTTGTATTTTAGCAATTAAAAACCAGGCATGTCAAATTTTACTATCAACAATGTAATTTTTTAAAATTGTTTCGATTAGATTGCTGAGCGTTCTGTTTTCTATTTTTATTTGTTCTTTCAATGCGTTATGTAATTCTTTGCTAACTCGAACACTCATTACTATTTTTTTTTCTTTCATTGTTTTCACCAAAATTATTGCGTTAAAGGATTAATTACATTATACTTGATTTGTAGTTTGATGTACACAGCTTAGCAGAACCTAGCTCAGCTTAGCAAAGCAAAGCAAAGCGTAGCTTAGCAAAGCACAGGCTGATTATTCAGCGGATTGGCCATTTAACAGTGGCTTTTCCGGTGAAATATCATCATAGCATAGCGGAGCATAGCGTAGTACAGCGTAGCTTAGCAAAGCACAGATTTTTAACTTAATAGGTACAAAAATGAAAATTACAAAAATTAAATTAACTGGAACATCACCGATTCTTTTAGTATGTGACCGACTTGCCGACCCACTTGACCCAGCAACAATTGAACACAAAAAACTCACCAGTGTACGCGGAAAGGCAAAAACAGAAGATATTATTGTTCAGATTGCAAAATCGCAATATATCAATTCTGTTTATTTTTCTGAGGAAACCGGCGTATATGTTCCAGGTATCAATATAAAGAAATGTCTAGAGGAAGGCGCGAAATTAACACGTAATGGAGACAAGATACGAAAAGGCGTGTTTATCATGGATAGTGAGATTAAACTTGACTACGGTGATGATTTGACACCGGAGCAATTATGGGAGAGCGGTAATTATTTGGATAAACGGTCTGTTGTCGTGTCACGCGCAAAAGTGATGTGCTATAGACCGAAATTCACTGAATGGTCGTTAGTCTTTGAAACGGCATTTGACGAAGATATTTGTCAAGAAGAATGGATTTTGGATTATTTTAATGCGGCAGGTTCTTATGTCGGTCTTGGTGGATTCAGACCAGCTAAAAATGGCATGTTTGGTAGGTTTGTAGCAGAGATTTTGACCTAGCACAGCGCAGCACAGCGCAGCCTAGCAAAGCAAAGCGTAGCACAGCCCAGCAAAGCACAGGCTGATTATTCAGCGGATTGGCCATTTAACAGTGGCTTTTCCGGTGAAATATCATCATAGCATAGCGGAGCATAGCGTAGTACAGCGTAGCTTAGCAAAGCACAGCATAGCGTAGCATAGATTTTAACTAAAATAGGTTTAAAAATGAGAGATATTAACGAAAATCCAGTAAAAAAAGTTACAAACCAAGTCGTTAAAAATTTTGATTACGGTGATGTAATCCCAACCGAATGGCTATATAAACAATTTGGTATTAAATTTCCTGCGTTTTCAAATAAAAAGAATTATGATTCAATTGCATTTAGGTTTCTAAATCACATGGATGAATTGAAAAAAATATTATTAATTGACCATAAAATGTATCTTGTTAATATGAGAGGGACTGGTTACAGAATAGTAATGCCTCGAAAACAGGCATCAGAAACAATAAATTCTTGTTCAAAAAAATTTAATAAAATAATGAGAGATACAAAATTATCGTTATTAAATATCAATATTAAAATGATTGATAATGATGATATTCGTTATCGTGACGAACAATTAGGTAAAATTGCAGCATTAAGCGCATTTGCAACAAAAAAACTTACATAGCTCTTCGGAGATAAACATGACAAAAAAACATACACAAGGCAAATGGGAAATAACCGGAAAAACTGAATGTATTAACCAAATCAGTATTGGCATCAGGAACAAAAGTGGTATTGATCCAATAGGATGTGCTTATGGCAAAGGCGTAGAGGCTGAAGCAAACGCAAGACTGATGGCGGCGTCACCAGAACTTCTAAGCGCTGTAAAAGACTGTGAAAGTTATGCCAGGTCGATGAGCATTTTTCAAAACAGCGATGAAGGTGCTGAGCTGGCCAGACGTTGCCACGAAGTGATTATCAAAGTGGGAGGTCAAGAAAATGACAACTGAAATTTACAGAGGCATCAGAACAAAAAAAGGCTGCACTGTAACAGTGAACGGAGAACCGTTGCCGCCAAGACATGATCTTATCAATCATTCACTAAATGGGTTTGAATGGGGATACAGCTGCTCAGGCGCGGAGCAACTGTCACTTGCGATATTAGCTTGGCATTGCGGCTCAGACGAACAGCGCGCACTCGACAACTATTACGAGTTCAAAGAGCTTGTAATATCGCATATCCCATTCACCCACTGGCGAATGGATAGGGAATATATTGAACATAATTTGAAAGAATTTGAAAGAAATCGAACAAATTAGGGCTATATATCTGGAACTAAGGCAAACGCGCGGAAGTTGCGCGCGTTGTCGCGAATCTGAGACATTGAATAATTGGGGATTAGTATGATGGAAGAATCACAAGAAATAACGATTTTGTCGCTAGGTGCAGGCGTTCAGTCCAGCACTCTGGCGCTCATGGCAATGCATGGCGATATACCTAAACCGACAGCCGCTATATTTGCTGACACAGGATGGGAAACGATCCGGGTTCTGTCGTGGCTGGATTGGCTGGAACAACAATTAGATTACCCAGTTTACCGAGTGAGCAATGGAAATATTTTAAACGATTTGAAAGCCGGTTTATCAAATGAAAGATATGACGGCTTTTTTACCAAACTTCCATATTTCACAAAAAAAGGCATTAGTAAGCGTCAATGTACTTCTGACTATAAGTTGGCCGCGATAATACAAAAAACCCGTGAAATTATGGGCGTTGGGTACAAACAGCGCGTTGTCGGCAAAACTGTAAATATGCTCATCGGGATTTCGTTTGATGAATCACACCGCGCTAAACCTTCAAGATTAAAGTGGATTCGGAATTGTTTTCCGCTTCTTGAAAAACGTATGTACCGCCTGGACTGCATCAACTGGATGAAGAAACATGGCTACCCTGTACCGCCAAAATCTTCATGCGTAGGCTGTCCGTTTCACAGCGATGAATTTTGGGCAGAGCTAAAAACTGATAGCAGGAATGAGTTTGATCAGGCTGTTGAAATTGACGAGCTTTTGCATAATCGCACTTCAAATAATTGGCCTGAATGGACGCATAAATCTTTACGTCCTCTGTCAGAAATTTATTTTGAAAAAAGCACACAGGCCGATTTGTTCGGAAATGAGTGCGATGGTATTTGTGGAACTTGATTACATGCGCACACAGCGGCTGCTATTAGAGCGATTCGTTTCAGAACTTGCCGCTCAACGCCTAAGCTGAGAGCGGCATAACGCTAAAGCTCACTTGCTTGCGGGCTTAAAACCACAGGATGACCGATAAACGATGAATGAGATAAACAGCAACAAAACTTCAAAAACCGCCAGCCCTCGCAAGTTAAGTGCAGCGGATTGTTCTACTGCCGTACACTTTAGCAGCAAGACGGACTTATACGCTACTCCACAAGATTTTTACGCAGCGTTGAATGATGAATTTGGCTTTGAGGTGGATGTTTGCGCTCTACCCTCTAATGCTAAGTGCAAGAAATACTACACCCCCGAACAGGATGGTCTTAAACAAGACTGGGAAGGTGTTTGTTGGATGAACCCTCCGTATGGCAGAGAGATAGGTAAGTGGATGGAGAAAGCATATAACTCCAGCCTCAATGGGGCCACTGTAGTTTGTTTGGTTCCTTCTCGCACTGATACTCGTTGGTGGCACAAGTACGCTATGAAGGGGGAAATAAGATTTATCAAAGGTCGATTAAAATTTGGAGGTGCTAAAAACAGCGCACCTTTTCCAAGTGCGGTGGTAATTTTCAGAGGGCAGTAGAACATATTATTATCAGGCAAATTTGACAGGTTTAAAAATTATTTTGTCAAAAAGGCAAAATCTTGATAGGGTCAACAACACTGGCTTATCACTGCCGTTCAGATATCATAAATATCTGGTCTTAGCTCATGGCGATTTGCATCAAATTCCTTTGCCAGGAAATTCACAACTCTTGGCGGTATTGGTCTTAACCCTTTTTCTATCTGGTATAGATAGGATTTTGAGATTCCAGCATGTTTGCAGAAATCTGTTTTTGTTTCGTAGTGTTTTAAATATTTTTCAATCATGGCATTATTTTAGCATGAATTTATATCGTGTCAATAGCGTTGCTTTATTTAAATAGCTGTGCTAAACTATTAGTCAATAGGAGGCATTTATGTGTAGATCAGAAATAGGCGCATTATCATTTTTTGACGAAAACACGGGAAGAGACTTAGAAGTTATTGTTTATGATTTCAAAGTTGTTGACCCATTTGATGGAAGTGCATGGGATTGTGAATCTGACTGGGATTATTATGGATACGTTGAACTTTTAAATTTTAAAGTGTTTGAAAATGGAATTGAAATTGATGATTATCCTGGGAAATTAGAGGATTATGTAATAAAAGAATGTTTAAAGAGAGGTGAACATCATGAAGAAGATATTTTATTGTTTGGGTAAATGGCATTGTAAAATAGGAATGAGACCAATTTTTAAGTTTCAATCTTATTTAGATGGATATAGCTGGCAGTATGAGTACGAACAAAAAATGGATTATTTTTTTTAATAGGTGAATAATAATGAATACATCAGAAAACATAAATGAAATAGCGAAAGCCTTATCATCTGCTCAAGGTGAAATGGCTGGGGCAACTAAAGGCAGCAAAAACCCATTTTTTAGAAGCAAATATTCAGACTTTGCCTCTGTTGTTGAGGCAATAAATAAGCCATTTAAAAACAATGGATTATGTTTCGTACAAGCTGCTGAGTTCAAAAATGGAAAAATTAGCGTAACAACACGTATCATGCACGCATCAGGACAATGGGTTGAATCTGTTACAGAGCTTCCGCCCGTTAAAAATGATCCTCAAGCCTACGGTTCTGCCATAACTTATGCAAAACGGTATGGTCTACAAGCCCTTGCAGGGGTTCCGTCGGTTGATGATGATGGGCAGGCAGCAGTTGAAAATACTCAAGATGAAAAAGAACAAAAAGAACAATTAATTTTATCAGCAGTAAATCGCAATAAGAACAGTATTGAGGCAATCCAGCAGGCTATAGCAGACAATGACTTATCGTCTGTGTATGAATATTGGATTGAGATTCCAGAAAGAGATCGTTTTGATTTGTGGGTTGCACCATCAAAATATAGAAACGCTCCATTTTCAACAAGAGAACGTGAAGCTATTAAACAAGCATCAAATGAACATTCTAAGCATGTATAATTAGTTTTATATTTGGGCTATTGATGTATTAATAGCCCAAACTTATAATGTGTGTGTTATTAAAGAAACAGGATAAAGAATGATAAATAAAGTAATTTTGTTAGGTAACATCGGTCAAGACCCAGAAACCCGTAATTTACCGAATGGTTGGATGGCAACAAACGCCAGTCTGGCAACTACGCGAATATGGAAAGATAAACAGGGGAATCAGCAAAAAGAAACTGAATGGCATAGAATTATTTTTTATGGAAAATTGGCAGAAATTTCCAGTCAATTTTTAAAAAAAGGTTCCAAAATATTTGTTGAAGGTCGTATAAAAACGAACAAATGGAAGGACAAAGAAGGAAATAATCACCAAATAACTGAAATTATTGTAGAACAAATGACCATGATCGGAGATAGACAGCAAGACACCCAAAATCATAAACAACAAAATTATCAGCCAACAAATCAAGAGATTGATGAACTCCCTTTTTGATGAAAGTAATAACCGGACAATATGTTGTCGATTTTTATGATAAATATGGCAACAAAATAAAGAATCATAAAACAGTTAAAGATAATTTTATTGAGGCTTTAACCTATGGGCAACAAACATTAAGTAAAGAAATAAAATCATTTACGATTGATCGTAGGATTATTAATTCAATAGATAGTGATGAATGAGTTTATTTATGAAATAATATAAGCGCGTACATTAAAAGATGTTAGATGAAAAAATTGTCGAATTATTAAAACAAACATACATTAGAGAAGGAATAGGATTAAATATAAAAGAAATAAATGGACTATTAAATAACCCAGGCATTGCGTTGATTAAAGAATCAATGGAAAGATTATGTGAGAACGTCATATGTACAAACAATACTTACATATGGGCAGGTGATCAAAAAGATGTAGTTAAGAATCTTCCAGTCAAACTACAAGTTTTGGGTTATTTATCCAATATATTAGCAGACGATATTAGGGATATTTTAATAGATATTAAAAAAGATTTGGAAACTTATAATGAACAATAAATAGGTTAAATATGATATATCATAAAATACAAACTTTATTTAAAAGAGACCCGAAAATAAAAAACATTATTGGATGAATATTCATTGCCAGAATTTGAATATTTACAAGATAATGAATGGGAATTTACAGAAAAAATTGATGGAACAAATATAAGAATTATTTTTGATGGAGAAAAAATATCATTTGCAGGTAGAACAAATAAATCACGAATCCCAGAAGAATTATCATTACGCTTGAAATGTAAATTTGATGTACAAGAAATGATGGTGAAATGCGGAGACATTAGATCAAGATTTGGTTGTTTTCTCGCCGAAGGGATTGTGGCAAGACCAACAATAGAATTGAAAACAAGAAATGGCTAAAGAATTATTACTAAACTAAAGTGCAAAGACTATGAAAGATAAATACGACGAATTAATACAAAGCAGCACAGAAAAATTTTTCCCAGAATCACATTGGTTAATTATTAAAGCCCAATTATGGCAAGAATCTTTGTTAAATCCAAATGCAATGTCACCTGTTGGAGCTAAAGGCATTGCACAATTCATGCCAGGAACATGGAGTGATATCATTAAACAGATGGGGTTTCCAGACAATGCCAGCGCATTTGACCCAGATTACGCCATTCCAGCCTGTTGTTATTATATGAGTAAACTATATAACAAATGGACAGCACCAAGACCAAAATATGACCGATATGCGCTTACTCTTTCAAGTTATAATGCAGGGTTTGGAAATTTAATCAAAGCGCAAAAACTTAGCGGCGGCTCTAATTTATATTGCAACATAATCGAAAAGTTGCCAAACGTAACAGGCGATAACGCAAAAGAGACAATAAACTATGTTGATAAAATTTTTAAATACTATTTTGAAGAATTGTTTTGATTTTATATGGTTGAAAAAATGATAAAGACAGTTAAAAAATTAATGATCGCAGCCGATCAAACAGTTGATGTTTATAATGAAAAACAAATGGATTTATATAAAGAATTAATAGAAGAAGAAATAGATGAATTATATGATTCAATAACAAATGAAGATCAATTAGATGCGGTTATTGACCTTGCGTGGGTTGCATTAGGTTATGCTTATAGTATGGGTGCCGATGTGGAGAACGCGATAAAAGAAGTGGAGCGTTCAAACAAATCAAAAATAAACCCTGAAACAGGAAAACTTGACAAAGATGAAAACGGGAAATACACAAAAGGGGTTAATTACACTAAACCAAATTTAAAGCCGTATTTATGATTATTTACACGCCTACAGATATGAAGAAAGCCATAATTACCCTGTAGGTGTGTATTAAAGAAATAACATTAAAAGTGGAAGATGATATAAAACATGGCGTGCAAATATGAATGTAACCCGACAATCTTAATAACGATGGAAGTCTTGGCACACAATTAATAAAATGTATTTATCGGATATAAAATATCAATTAATGACAACGTGTTATCAAATCATTAAATAAAATATTTAGCATTCTCTTTAAACTGTATTTGTAATGCTTTAGTTCTGTCACCAGATGGGTTGTCAAAATATTTACTCCTCATTTTCATGCTGCGTTTAATTTTTTCATGACTCAGCCGCCACTTATAGGGCACTTCTTTATTCCATTCAAATATTAATCTTCTCGCTTCGATAATTTGCTCTTTATCTTTTACAGCCATTGCCACGCTTAATCGAGTGAGAAGTTTTTGATGCGCCATTTTTAAGAAAGCAGACTCCCTATATTCAGTATTCTTTTGACGATATAAACGCTTACGCTCACCAGGAGTAAAAGATAATGCCTGAGCAATAGTATCCCATACGTCCGGTTCATAGGCTATTGATATCTTACCTGCGTAGTTTCTGTCTACGCCTTGAATAGCCATTCTAAATGCTCTTAATACATTCTGGATTGCAGTATTTTGAATTATTGTTTTCTCAAACAATCTCTCTAAATCGCCAGATTTGTTATACTCTTCAATGCCTATTAAGGCTTTCTTAGCGATACCAAAAGAAGAACCTGAAGCTTCAGAAATAAACTCATTAAAGCCTTCCAACTCACCTTTTTCTTTTGCCGTATCAAAGAATTCTACTAACCCCGGGCCTATTTTGCCTATACCTACAGAACCAGATATATCGAATGGCGTTAATGATGGTGCTCCGTACAAGGCGGCTTCAGCAAACTGCCTTGCCTGGGTATCATTCATAAATGCTTTCGCCAAATCTACAAGCTCTTTTCTTGCTTCCAACTGTAAATCAATATGCTTGCCAGTAACTTTTGTATACGCATATTCTAATGCTGCACGAAGATCGTCAGCCCCAGGCAGTCCCATTAATCCAGCAAACAAGAACACAGCGCCAAGTGATCTTACAGTAGCGCCAACACCACCACCATTACCGGCAATGAATTGTAAATAATTTATTAAAAACTGATGGAATTGTAATGGCACAGAACCCCATCCCCTAAAGGATGCCGGGCGATTGAATTTGGCATAATCAAATTGTGTTTTTGTAACAGTTAATTTGATAAATTCTTTTAAAGCTAAATCTTTATTTTTCTGTGCTTCATGTCCTGCATCAGTGAGCATTTCGTTAATTTCTTTTAATGATTTAGTTTTAGTTAATTCATAAGCTGCCAAAACAGATATCCTTCTGTTATACATTTCAGCTTTTGAAAACAATAGCGTAGCCGTTTCAATAGCCTTATTAGCAAGTCCAACTTGTGCGGCTCTTTTACCAGTAGCAGCGCCTATCAACTCACCAAGAAACGCATCAAACGTTAATCCTTCTTGTTGCGCCCAATGCAGATAATACTTGCTGTTTTTAATTATATTTCCATTCTTATCTTTATCTACGGTAATAACTTCTTTTAATGCTGTTTTCCATACTTTTCGGATAGCATTAAATGTTTTCTTGTCACCAAATTTATTGGCCAGAAAAGGCCCAAGAGTGAATGGAATCTGCGTTAAATTCACAACAGCAGACTTAACATTTAACCCCATGTAATACATGAACGTAAATGATTTTATGCCTTGATATTCCTTGTTCGGCGCTTTTATATAATCAAGCGTATCCTGAAGATGATCTTTTGTTTTAGGGTAAATATGTTTGTCTACTTTTTCATCAATATAAGTTTGTAATTTAGGGACAAAAAGCATTTTAGAAATATAGTTGCTTGAAGACCAGCCATAGTTTGCCAATGTTCTTACAATATCTTTACTAAATCCAGCGGTTCCTTTCCGATGAATAAAATGTTTCTTGAATTCACTATTAGAAAAATCTTTTAAAATATCCTGCTCAACTTTATCAAATATATCTGAGAATCCAGGGATTTCATCTTGATATTTTCCGAGCATGTTAAGCATACGAGGATCAAACACTAAGTCATCCCGTTTATTCTTAGAAAGAAAGCCTATTGTTACATTGTCATATTCAGGCTTTATTTTGTTAGCATGTTGTATAGCTTTTTTCTTTGATTCCTCAGCAGCAAAATAAATAATCTTCCCTTCATCATTCTTTGCAGTTATTGTGTGCTCCCCAAAACGCATTATAGGGAAAAATCCTTTTAACTCTTTGAAATCATTTAAAAGTTTATAGCCTATTGCTAATTTAGCAGCATCTTTATCTTTTTTGCCTGATGGCTTAATTAACTTTAATTTACCATCATTTCTTTTTATCCTCATTCTTTCAAGCAAGGCATCCTTATACTCTTCGGTCATATCATCCATGTATTGGCGAATAACCTTATATACCTCTATAGACTTATCATCTAATCCAAATTTTCTTAATTGAGTATTATTATAAACTTCATTATTTAACGTCCCGTTTAATAAAGCTTCATCGACTTTTCTTTGTTGTTCGGATTTATCTCCTTCAGGGTCAAATACACTGGAAACAATATGTTTAATCCCATGTTTGCCTATGGAATTATATGCAATTACAGCATCATTGGTTTTTGATAACAACTTATCTTTTTTCATTTGCATGGATTTTGCCATATCCAAAAATGGTCTGGCTACAGGATTATTCCTTGCAAGGTTATCAAGCGTTGTTAAGTATTTAGTTGCAGCATCACCGATTTTGCCTAATGCGTTATTAAATACACCATATTTTTCTTTGTTTTCCTCTTCGATTCCTTCGGCTAATTTGGTTTTGGTAAATGCGCTAGTGACTCGTTCAGTGAAGGTTTTGCTAAACTTAACAGACTGGTCGGCTGTTTGGTCTTTCTTGCCTGCATAGGAGGCTAACAGGTTGTCACTGTCGGCATAATCTTGATCAAAAGCTGCATTTATTAAAATATTATTCTGTTTTGTTTGCTTAACCGCTTGCAATGCTAAAGAACTATAGTCTGCAGGCGTAAGTTTATTAATCTGTATACCCATTCTCATCAATGCAGTTTTAATAGCTGCAATTAATTTTTGAATGGCTTTATAGAGTTTTGCAGGTAATGATTTAGGATTTTCATTAAATACAGTTACAGAATAAGCAATAAACTCTTCCAGTTCGTCTTCAGGCGTTGTTTTTGCTTCCTTAACCCTTTCCATAGCCTTTTCGTATACTTCCTTATAACGGCCTTTATATTCGCCTGACTTTATTTTATTGAAAACATCCTCAATATTAGAAACAGTTTGACGCAAAGACTTGTTATTAGCTAATCTATGATGCAATAACTCATGTGCAACGACAGACAAAGCATTATCTTTTGTTATCATGTCGGCAACAATATAAGATTTATTTGTTACCGGATCATACAAGCCTTCAACGCCCGATAAAGCATTTGATTTTAAATGCCCAGGTAAATCATTAATGCTCTGAACAATCTTAATATTTTTGCGTACTTTTTTAGGAAGCCATGACAGCACGTCTTTAACTGTACTTCCTGTGGCGGGGGGCTTGGCAATTGATTTTTTTGTATCAATGGGTTTATTTGGTGATTCTTCTTGTTTCTTTTCTTTGAAGTCTATAAGCTCTCTTAATGCAGCTCTTAGTTCGGCGGAATTATTGATGCCTATTTTCTTTAATCGTTGAATGGATTTTATAGCATCTTCAATTTGCCATGGGGCATCTTCCCCAAGCTTGGCTCTGATTTTAACAGCATCATCAGTATTAAGCGTCACCATATCGCCAACAGGCATTAATTTACTTAATCGTTTAGCAATAAACTTCATGCCTGCCATATTTTCAAGAGCAAACACTAATTTTTTAACATCTTCTTTGTGTAATCTTACTTCTGGATATTCTGCATACTGAATATCATCTTTAGTTGCCGGTTTGTTTCTAACGGATTCTGACTCACTATAAGACATATCCTTTGTAACAATGCTATCACCTTTGTATTTAGCGCGATTAAGCAATGATATTAATTCTTCAATCTGCGTTTTTGTTTTTATATTTTGCAGAAACTTGGTTTTGCCTGTTTCAATGCCATCAGCAAGGTTCCGTATGGTTTCGGCAAAAGCTATATCGCTTCTGGCTGCATCTCCAGCACTAGCAGCTTTTCTCGCCCTTTTTGCGGTATTTGTCTTTCTTTCTCGATTAAGAGAAGCCTCTGCTTTGTTATGCAACCTATCAGCCATATTTCGCAAGCGCTCAATTGATTTCCTCTGAGTGTTGCCAGTTTTTTCCTCTATTTTATCTATGTTCGATACGCTTTGCTCCTTAAGCTGCATAAACTTTTTGGCTGAATTTTCGTCCTTGAATTGGAAGCCAGGAATAGCCCCATCCTTAGCATAACGTGAATAATAGCCACCTAATGCTTTTGCCTTACTATTTAGGTCTCTATAATCATCTTTACTTATACGATCAGATAGTTTAACAACCCATATAGGAATATCTTTTTTTGTATGTCTTGTTTTATGTAACTCCATAATGGTTACTTCACCATCAATCAAACGAGCATGTTGTTTTATGTGCCGTTCTAATGGCGTCATATTGTCCTTATCAAGAGGTTTATTTCCACTCCTCGCTTTTACTTCGGCACTTGAACCTACATTGTCATCCTGAAATTGTTTAACATTTTCATATTTATAATTAGGGTCAAGCGACTTTAATTTTTGTTCATCATTAGCAGATGGTTTATATCCACCAAAGAATGAATGAATCTTTATTGAGTCATCATCACCCATTCGTGATATGTAACCATACTTACCTTTTGCAAATTCCTTTGCTTCACGCAATGTATTGAAACTATTTGTTTCAACGGTTCTATTTGGATTAGACTCAGACCAGTCAACGAACCATTTATAGGCCTTTGACTTTACCTCTTTTTCTTTGGCACTTGAAACCACTTTTGGCGATTCATTAATAACTTCTTTTTTAAAAGAATCGGAAATTTCATTTTCGCTAACTTTATTAGTTCCCGAAATCTTATTATCTGCCAATTGGTTTTCTTTAAGCAATCCTTTTCCTTCTTCGGAAGGCTTTGAAACAACTTGCGGTATTTCGGATTTAATACCAGAATCTTGTGATAATTCATTTTTTATTTGCTTTATTATATTTGGATTTGTTTGCCAATTACTCCAATCTTTAATTTCTTTATTAAGATTATCAATATATTTTCTTAATTGTTTTTTATCTTTAATATTAACAGTATATAACTTGCCATCTTGTACGGAATTTGCTTTTATTCCTACTTTTGCGTTTTCTCTTGCACGCTTTAGCTCATTTTGTTTTTTAATAACGATATTAGCCATTTGTTCCGCCTCTTGAATGGCGCTATCGTCAAAACCAAATAAATCCCCAGTTGATTGCGTAGTTTTAACCTGTGATAATACCTTCATTTTATTGGCTATTAATTCAGGATTATCACCATTTTGCGCAAACTTTAAACCGGCAGCCTGTACAGCCTCATTTTTAGGTGCAGTATTTGATATTACTTGCGCTGTTTTATCGTCGATGATATCGTTCCTATGGGCGGCGTGCGTGGTATCCGTTCCGTTTTCTGAGATGTCGAAAGCAATTTTGCCCAACGCTCTGCCCACAAGTCCACGTCGCTTTGCTTCTTTTCTGTTGATTCCTGTGCTTTTGAAATAGTTGACATAATCTTTTACCTTACCTTGCCCATCGCGAATATTAAGTTCTGAATCTAATACAGCAGCATGTTTGGCAGTAAATCCATCGGCCTCATCATGTATTTGTGCTGGAATTGTTTTTTCATTAGACCGTTTGGCTAAATCGAACCTATGACGACCACTAATTAATTCTAAATCACCATTTTTTCGGCGCCACACTTGAACAGGCGCAACTCCAGTGCGCTCAAATTTTCCCGTTAATGGTTCTACCAATCCATATTTATTCGCATCAGATTTAAACTGAGGAACATCTTTAGATAAACTTATCTTATCTAATGGAATTTCGACAGTTCCTTTAGTGCTTACGAAAGAATCAGTTTTCCCTTCCTTAATTGGCGTTTCATTCTTTGGCGCTTGATTTGTTTTCGTTTCTTTTTGCTGTTCATTGTTTGTAGATAATTTTTTTCCCTTTAATGCCTTTCTTAATAATGGTGCTAATGTAGTATTTTTTAGTTCACCAAAAGTTGTTTCTAATGGTAAGTTTTTCTTTTTAAGTTTATGTAATGTTTTTTGGCCTTTTTTTGTTTTTAAAAAATCATCAGCAGAACGAATAAAATCTTTCCTTTTAATTTCATTTAACTGTTGATAAGCAGCATCAATTTCTTTTTCTTTATCTCTATTATCAGCAAATGCCTGATCAATCTCTTTGTCGCGCTGAGTATTTCTTATGTCTTTATAACCCAACCCCTGCCTAAATTTCTCTTTATTAATTAATTCAGGGTATGTTTCTCTTTTAAAAGGATCATATTCAGGCAATGATTCTTTTTTTGGTTTCGCTTTTTTAATAAATGATTCTATATGTTTATTTATAACATCATCACTATATCCTTTACTTTTATAGTAATTAACTAAATCAGATTTGCGAGCCTGAGAGCCATCACTGAATGTAATAATCTCATCCTTAGCAAGAGATGGTAATTTTGTTTTATCTTCTGGCGCAGGGAGCCTGGCTTGTTTATCATAACCCTCTGGCTTATATCCACTATCTTGATACTGACTATCAATAAAATCCTTAAGATTCTCACCTTTCTTTGTTCTGTTTTTTACTATCTTATCGGCATCAGGGATGATTTTATAAGAAGGTTTCTCGAAACCTTGGCTATTATCTGGTTGAATAGCGCCTATAGCCGCACCAATAGGGCCGCCACCTAACGCACCAAGAGCCGCATCAGCAAAAGAACCCTCAGTTAATGACTGATTGCCTTGTGCTGCAATATTAGAGCCTAATCTGGCCCCTACGCCTTCTGATACTTCTTGCGTTGATTCAGTAAGCGCACCAGCACCACCGCTAACTAAAGATTTAGTTAATGGGCCATTTGTTGGAATCTTTAATTTCCCTCTACTCAACGCCCCGACAAGCACGTTTTCAAGCCCTTGTGTCGCGCCAGTAACAGCACCCATACCTATAGCGCCACCTGTTGAAACCAGTTTTCTTACTTTATCCTTTGCATTGGATGGTGATTCACCTTTATCAATTAAATCACGATAAGCTCCATATGTTTTATATAAATCATCATGACTTAACTGGTCGAATGATTGCTCTTGTTGTTCAGCGCCAGCGCCTAAACCTTGAAGCGTACCAACCCCAGCGCCTATACCTAATTGTGCGGGCGTACTTAAACCACCTGTGGCTAATGCCAGCCCTAATTGTGGGGCGACCTGTGAAGCTGCATCTAACGCTTGAAGCCCAATACCGCGCAAGGAAGGGTTATCACCAAACGTATAAGTGCTTGGATCAGTTATATCACCACCAATCTGAGAGCCTTGTAATGCCTTTTGTGTTTTAGCTGATCGTGATTTGCTTAAATAAGGCGTTATCCCTGAAGCCTCGAAAGGGTCTTCTGCGCGTAAATCCGGTTTAAATCCTAAAGCTTCACCAGCAGTATTAATCCCACCAGCAACTAAGCTACCAGCGCCTCTTAATACAGGCCCAACACCTTTTAATGCACCATGAGCTATAGTTTTAAGCGTATCAGTTACAGGCGCATCTTTTAATTGATCGTCTGTGAAATCAGGCGGCTCATAATCTGGAAATAATTTATTGTCCATTACTAAAATCGTATCCGAATCGTTTTAAATAATAATTGATTCTATCATCAATTAATTTTTTTACAGCATCATCATTAGCGCTTTGAGCTTTGGCTTTATCCATGATCTTTTTAACATCCTTATTGAATTGAGTCTTAACTTCTGCTTCCGACGGGAATGGCAATTTTGTTTCAATGTCATACCTATTCCCTTTTTTATCAATAAGATAGTCAACATTAACCTCTCCTTTGTCAGTTAATATCTTCTTGGTTTTTAATGAAACATCAGGTTCAGAAGTCTTTTTGTTTAATAATCTATAATTTTCCCTAGCCATTTCTGCTTGATCAGGATTTTCAGCATATTTTATATCCTTTAATGTTTTTTCAAGCACAGAATCAACAGTAATTGGTTTTGTGCCTTGAGCCGCATCTATAGCATTCTGCTCAACACGTTTAGCGCCAGATTCTAGTTGTTGTGGCGATAGCTGAACAGGTGGTTTTGGTGGTATTGCTGTATATTTCAATCTTGGAGGATTTTTCAACCCAGTTGTATCTCCGTTTATATAAGGCACGGCATTAGCAATACTACCTCCCGGAAAAGTTTCATTAATATATTTTTGCCCAAATTCACTATTCTGAAATGACTGTGGGCCACCAAGTTGAATTGGTTGTAATGTTTGCTGAATAGAAGACTGATATGGATTTGGGACAATTCGACCATTATCAACTAACTTTTCACCAGTATATTCATCATAAAAAGTTTTGCCTTGACTTGCTAAATTATTTAAATAATCCTGACTATAACGATTCCTCTCGCCATGACCGCTTAGCATGTTTTGAATCGCTTGATTCGATGCCGTTATTGTTCCACCATTAATATTTACACCTAATTGCCCATTTCCCGCATCAAATACTCTCGGTTGCTCCTGAACATTAGGTGGTGGCAAATTAGACGGAAGACCTGGCCTCTCATTCGGCATATTGGAAGAGTTTTTCAAAAATCTATCTTTTAATTTTTTTCCGCTATAAGCGTTACTTGCAGATTGAGCAAAATCTCCAACATCCTGGCTAATTCCAGATATTGCGTTATTTACTTTATTAACAGTAACGTCTCGGCCAAATCCCGCTATAGTCCCTAGCGTGCTTCCAATAAATTTGGGTATACTGCTATCATCAATATTACCTATATTTTTAGCAAATGTTTGCAATTCAGGAATATTTGCTAATTTCCTCTGATTAATAAGTCTCTGACGCTGATTAAGATAATTAGGCGAAACCCTGCCTGTTGCTAATTCAGGGATTTTTCTTTCATTTATTAATCGCTCTCTTTCCCTGTTATAAGATTCGGGAACACGGCCAGTTCCAATTGGAGCGTCAGGCAATGCCGACACATGCTCAGGATAAACTTCTGGAGTGTTTAATTGATCACTACGATATTGCTTTCTATTCATTGTCTGGCCTTCAAATACATCAATGCAATTTCTATTGCTGCATTTATTAAATGTTCCGCTGTTTCAGATAATGCCAATTTAATATCACCCTCTACGTCATCAAGCATTTCTTTTAATGCTTGACGCTTCTTTTCCCCTGGCATATCTGAACGCATTAAGGCGTTTACAAGTTCTTTAATATGATCCATTAGCTGACCATCAATTAAAGAACGCATTAATTTTAATAATGTTGCTGTAATAAATTTTTTCATTATACCCTGCCATTGAATTTGTAAGATTCACTAAGATCAACATTAGAGCCAATTTTTGCGCTTTCGCCAACATTAATAGCAGATAGCGCACTTGAAGCTATTCCTGCATGGATATTGGCTTCTGTTTCAGATGATTTAATTCTCATTGCCTCAGTGAATTGAATTTTGTCCATAACAACCCTTGCATTCTGAACAGAAATATCTGCTTTATTTTTATTCTGTTCAATAGACTCTTGAATCTTTTTAAGGTCAACATTTGATTTAGCTTCTTCACCGCGAACTTCGCTTGCATAGATTTCAGCCTTTCCTCTATATAAATTAATAAGGTTTTGATATGCCTTATATTCTTCCTCTATTTTAGCAGAAAACGCCTCAATTCTTGCCCTGTAATCTTCTATTTTTAATCGTTCAACCTGAGTTTGGCTATCCAATGATTTTATCTTAATATCAGCATCTTTAGCTCTTGCCTCAATTAATGCTGAATAGGCTTGTACCTGGTTTTTATATTCCTCAGATTTCGCACTTGCTTTAGCAGAATACGCTTTTACTTCGGAGTCGTATAATTGAGCTTTTGCGATTTCAGCTCTAACCAATTCAGCATATCCACTATATTCAGCAGTTTTAGCTTTTACTTTTTCAGAATAAGCCTCAACTTCAGCTTTAAACGCCTGAATTTTAACTTCTTCTTTTTTTACAGTTGCATTAATTCCATCTACTACGGCACGATAAGCATTAGCTTCTGCTAATATAGCATTAGCTTTTGCCGAATAAGCTGATATTTTTGATTGATTAACATCCGCCTTAGCCTTTTCGCCTTCTATCTGTGCTTTAAATACTTCTACTTGCGATAATTGCCCGCGGACTCTTGCTTCAAAAGCTGTAGCATAAGCAGTATAAGCCGATGTTTTTGTTTGAAAATCTAATACTTGTAATCTATAAACTTCCTGCAACAAATCCTGAACATATCTTGCCTGTTCAAAAACCAACCTGGCTTGTTGCTGATGAAGTCCAAGCAATGAGGTTTCGAGCTGAATGGCTTGTGAAATACTAAATCGCATATTCGATTGTTCAAGTTCAGCTTGTTTAATCATTATTTCACGACTTAATTCAGCATTCCTTTGTTGAGTCTGCTGAATAGCGTTTTGCATAGCGGCTAACTTTGAACCATTTGGTCTTGACCATCCTTGCGCGGCTTCTACTTCATTAATATGTTCTATTGCTAAAACATTATCTTTTAACTCTCTGTCTTTTCCTCTATCGTAAATGGCTTGTTCAACATTTGAATTAAAACCAGAACCACCGGAAAGATTGCTTTTAATCCTGGTTGTTATATCCGCCAATAAATTACCATTCCCTAACAATGACAAATATTGGCTATAAGAATAATCTTGTATTTGATAATCTAAATTTGGAACTTCAAGATTATTCTCAGGAAATTTTTGATCAAACGAAATTATTGCCACATTCGGCGCACGTGGAATTACAATATTCTCAAGATCAGGAATATCCCCTAATTGTGTATTAGGCGCATCTGGAGCTTCAGGCGCAGGTTCAACTCCAGGGCTTGTTGGAGCTAATTCTGTAAACGCATTTGGAGCCGTGGGAATATTTAATCCTGGGGGCGGTGGCAAATCAACAGGAATATAAGACGAAGGCGCACCTGATGTATCAATAGCAGACACATCAACAACAGGGTAATTGCTACTTGGAGCTGATGGGAATGCCATTGACGGAGGCTGAAAATTTGGATCGGTTGGCTTTTCAGGTTTATTAAAAGTAGCGTTTACTTCTATCGTATCGAGTCCACCAAATTGCCCAGAATCAAATTCAGTTGTAAAAGTGTTTATTATTGCGCTATTTGCAGCCTGTATTGCCTGATCAGCAATATTTTTCATATAGTCCATTGTAGACTGTATGTTTAAATTTGGTGTTTGTGGGTTTACAAAAGCTCCCATTATATTTTCCTCTTAATCGCTACAGGATTAAACTCAATACTATCCATATCTAATTGAGAATTAGATTGTGTGATTAATTCAAATTGCCAAGACCTGCCTCTTAACCCTCTGCCTAATTTAATTCTTTGGGTATTCACATCCACGCCATTATCTGTCAACAAATAATCAGCTTTTTCTTTGCCGCCAACTCTAACCCTAAGAACGACAGAACCATCCATACTCGCTCCTATATAAACTTTAGGAATGGCCATCATGTCGTTAAAATTAAATGCCGCTGTTTCTATTTGTGCGTTTATTGTTGTACCATCATCTGTGGTTCCACCTAACTTATAAAGACCAGTATCACTTGCCATTAACAATTCATTATTAAAATTACACAATGAATTGAAATTGAAATTCTGCCATTGAGTTAATGCAAAGTTTTCGGTGTTTAACACATATCCAAGATAAGTAGCTCCGCCGTCACCACCTTCTTTTAAAATAAACCCATCGCTTAAAACACTAAATAAATCAGCCTTAGTTAATAATGATTCTCTAATATTAGCAGTCTCTGATATGAGAACGCCAAGAGTTATAATGTTCGATGGGGTTTCTGCTATATTAAAACTTTCTAATATAGATATCTTTGCAGTATATAACGAAGTCAAGGCTTCTGACAGATTTAGACCATCAGACACAAACTTACTGAATATGCTCGACAAAGACTCAATAAGATTTATTAGTTCATTAAGTTGTTCATATTGAGTATTTTGAGTGGATACAGAATCACTTGAAATTAAAGCATCAGATACATCCTGAGCAAGATTGCATAAAGTAACGATTGATTCAGATAAAACTAAACTATCCGAAACAAGATCAATAATTGAAACATTCGCCTGCTCAAGAAACAGAACAATATCGCTAAATGTCGCTATTATATTTTGAGTTGATAGTGCTTGATCGGATAATTTAATAATATCTGCAACAGCATTGATTTGTTTTGCTGTTACAATTTCTGCAAGCAACGCCGAATCCGATGCTAAAAGATTTAAAACTTTTAACGCAGATGATGATTCCGATAATTTAACACCGTCAGATGTAATAGCAGATATAATAAAAGCAAGGGCTTCGCCAAAACGTATATTTTCTGTTATCCAGTCATTGGACTGGACTAACAATTTTTCAGAAATTATTGCGGAATCAGATACACTGGGTCTTGGATTGGATCCAGAAAATATTTGTATAAAATTTGGAAACGTACGTTCATAAAAAAATATATACGATGCATCAACAGATATATCGAAAGTTGAAAAACTATATGTTTTTGCGTTGTACTCAGTTACAAAATTAGACCTTTTAAATTTTTTATAAACGGGATCGTATTCAATTACAAAAAAACCTGTTGAACTCTTCCTCCCGCTACTTGATATCTGTATTTCAAGCGCTACTAAATGATTGCCTTTAAATGCTATATAAACACCGAAATTTGTTAGCCCTGATTGTGATTTGTCAAAGAAAGTAGCAACTTCAGTCCATGTATCGGAAACATTCTCGAACAAATGCGCCCTTCCAATGTTATCAGTCAAGTCGCATGGGTTATTGAAATCAGTATTTATAATAACAAGAGCATTATTACGTATTGAAATTTCGCCTACGGTAAATCCTGGAGAAATAGAATAAGAAAAGACATAGTTATTTGAATTCCATTTATATATATCTATCCCATAAACACTACTATTCAGCGTTTTTACAGCCAAATACAATCCATCTTCTGATATAGCCCATGTTGTTGTGGAATTAGGATTTAAAGAGGATATATTTGTTTTAGATTGGTAGCTCCACGTCCAGGTCGTGGGTGAATTGCCTATTCGCAAATATCTTACAAGATAATAATCTTCGCTTGGTTGCTCCTTGATACAAACCGCACACATTCTTGAGTCATCAGATATCCAGGAAAAGTCTAAGTAAATAGGCGCATTAACGCCAGAATCCGTTAATGGGTCAATGGTGTTTTGCAAAATCAACCAACTAAGAGTTCCATTTCCATAAGGGTCTCTGTAACGAAATTCATGTCCATTTAATAACAACAATTTGCCATCACCAGAAGACGCTGGATGGGCATAGCCTTGTAACTGCTGTGCAAGAATCAAAGCCGAACTACCTGCCCCAGAAACACGACTTCTATAACACTCCGACAAAGAAGCCCCATCTATAACAGATGAGTTCAATGTTGCGACAGTGCCTACAGACTCAGCTATTTTTATCCCATCAAGGATAGTAATATTAGGATCACCAACTATATACCCACTATCAGACATAGTAATGCCATCTGATATATTAATGGGTATATTATGTGAAATAAATACTGATTCTGATAACTTTACTCCGTCTGAAACAATGCCTGGGACTAAGTTCGCAACTGCATTTTCTGATAAAATAGCTCCATCAGATAACGATATATATCCATTATAAACACTACTTACATATTCTGATAATTTAACGCCATCAACACCAGACAATACGTCAACATTAAAATTTGTTGTTGGCTTATAGAAAACCTCTATTACAGAAAAATTGCCTGAAGGTGTATAAGCGCCACGCTGCACAACAAAATTAGTCGTTGCCGCGTATTCTACTGGAACAGTAAAATTTGTTATAGGCGTATAAAACCCTTCAATAACAAAATTTGTTAATGGAGTATAGTTCGCAGAACTAAGCGAAAAATTACTAGATGGCGTGTACATTAAACAGGAATAATTGGTCCCTCACAAAGAGGCTGAACTAACTTATTAACATAAGTCCACACCACCGACCCATCACTGGTTGTTCCTGATGTAGCCCAAGTCGGCTCTGTTGTTCCAGTTGTCCCGCCAGTAGTGCATTTCCATATGTGCGGATTTGCCACTGGATCAAGAGAACAAACAAATTGACCCAGTGTAACGGCTGTACTTGCTGCCCAAACCAAATCAATTCGTGGCGCAAAGACCAAAAACACAGGATGATTATTTGGTAGCGTTATAGAATAAGATGTTGCTCCTGATGTTCTCGTGTACCACAAACTCCCATCTGGCACATTCAACGCCGTTATGTCCCAATCTGTTATATTAGTGGATTCTGTTATAGTTCCTGATACTGTTGTCATTGTATTAACCTGTAGTAATTATGTTTGTTGCTGTCTCTCTTACACCGCCAACACCGCCTGAAAGAAGGAATTTGAAGTACCCATTATCATCAAAAGCGAAGTCATTATACCATCCGTTATACCATTTTTTGGTGTGGTCAACTATCCGCCCGTTAGGATTCTTTTCTATAAGAAACGGTGGTGCATAAATAACAATATTACCGAACCTGTCTTCGTGTAAACTTGCTGGATTACTGCCGCCTATTAATGCGACATCAAAATAAATATAATCTGAATACCCATCTGCTCTGCCAGGCCTAACATTAGCAAAACCAAAATTACCAAGCGCATTAGCGTAGGCTTCTGATTTTGTTTGTATGAATCCAGCTTTCTTTTCAAACTTTTCTGCAGTGATGCTAACAGGCTTTCCTTTCTCCATGATCGCTTTGTATAGAATATCTCCAACTACTAAATATCTTGGTAAGTCCACAATATATGAAATATAAGGAGGAGTGGAAAAACGACTCGCATCAAACCAACCAAAGTACATTACTTCATGTTCAGGCCAATACTCTGATATGGCATGGCCTAATTGCAAGTTAGCCGCATTCTCAGACCAAAGATTTGTCCCGTCATAATAAGCCGATTTCAGAATATTGTCTCTTGTATATCCGAAGTAAAAAAAACCATCCTGCTCAGACTTTAATGATATTGATGTTCCGTCTATCCTATATTGTCGAAATTTGTACCCTGTTACGATGTCTCCATATTTTGTTAAATCAATCAACGCAACACGAACTGATAGTTCTTTTACGTTAGGAGATATCTCTACATCTCCAGAAATAACCTCATTTAAACCATCTACTATCTGAATAGAGTTCAACACTGAACCCGATTCATCATAAAATACAACGGATGATTCCGATTGAAACCTTAAATACGCTGGCCTTAATGTAGATACACCTATATAAATCCCTTCATCCGTTAAAGCTGCACCACGAAAATATCGCTTCGTAGATAATCCATACTTATATATCGACGGTCGATAATCCGTTAAATCTGTAAATACTCTTATGCCATCCCTATATATAATCCCTTCTCCCACAGACGAGTCTCTCACACCCACTCCACCATACACGCCAGCTTGAATCCAGCTTATAGTTCTGGTATCACTTGTCCACGACCTTGTCCCGAAGACTTCGCGCGTACCCTTAGACCCACTCCCATGTATAATGATCGCTGCGTTCTCGTCAAGACCTCCATCAGAAGACGGAATAAACACATACTGGTCGCTATCATAAGAATCGGGAGAATCACCATAAAGGGGATTATAATAATAGGGATTATAAAAATAGAACCCTGCGGACTTGATGTCAACTTCTGATGGACTTACCGCATTAACCTGGATACCATTAATATTCTTACCGTATGTATAAATAACTTCCATGTCATCGTATACAATTTTTCTCCTGGTATACTTATGACCAAAATATTCCGCTTGCTTGGCAATTTTGCCAAACTCTGTACGCAAACGGTTTATCTCTATATCACTGAGACTTACGTTTGCAGATATGCGAAGTGTTTTAGTCCATCGCATTAGATTCCATCGTCTGCCGCACTCAGTTGATAGGTGATATTTAACGTATCAGTAGCAACTACGTTACGTGAAGATGGGAATCTTACGCAGCTAATCAACTTGGTACCTGCTGGCGGAGTTGGCATTGTTGCATTGGAAATCAAGAACAATCCGTAAATAGTCATTGTCCCGTTAAACGTATACACTGCAGGGGAAGCACTGTTCGTAATAGTCTGGCCTGATACTCCGCCTTCTACCCATTGAACACGAGCTGTTGCTGTAACATCTGTAGTGGCTACAACTTCGGTGCTATCTGTCACAATGGTTGCGGCTGTGGCCGTAGCAACAGGAGTATAGTTGCCTTTAAAAACGCCAATATAATGGGTTGCATTTGCTACGCCACCTGACAAACCTACATCCAGCAAATAATCAAGACCTTCATTTACGACGATATTATGAGCAGAGAACTTCTCACAAAAACCCCTTGACGGACTAACGTGTTCAATTTCCCATATACCCTTTAATCTTGCTTTTGATTTAGAGATATCGCCATTGTTAGGCGCGATAATATTTTGCATTTTATAACTCCTGCGCGTCTCCCGACGGGCTAATGTGGTATTATGAAATTACAATACCGTTTCTAATATGTGTAACCGTAACCGATTCGGATACACGTAAATTATTTGGCCTATTATTTTTCATTAATGCAACATACTGGTTCATCCCTTCTTTTTGAACAAACTCAGAAGCCGCACCATCACTATATCCTACGTCCACATTCTTGGCGGTTACATTCTTCATTTCTCCGCTATTATGTAATGTATACACCCCATTCGTTGTCGTCACCATCCAATGATAACTGATTGCTCCAGTATAAGCGCCCTGAACCCTTGTATCAGAGCCTTCTACGCAATTTACATCCTCTTTTAAAACTTTTGTAAATTCTTTAGGATTCGTCCCTGCCAAGAAGTACAGCTTATCCGCACCAACCCAAATACCATCCTCTACAGGCATTAATGCTGTTATATTGCCGCCAAACAATAAAAAATTATCTGCTAAATTAAACTTATCGACTCGTTGCGGTTCGCTATAAAAAAGAGCATTATCCTGCGCAATAAACATCCTTCCTTTAAAATATCTTATATGTCTACCATTAGGGGCATCGGATATATTGAATGTTCTCAGTGGTGTTGTCAGGTCTTTTGCGTCATTAAATATATAAACTGAACTTTCAGTGTCTCCTAGTTTATACATTTGAGAGCCACCATTACTAACATATATTCTGGCCTTATATTGCGCAGGGATAATAATATTGCTGATATTAATAGAAGAGCCATCCAAAACAGTAATGCTTGCTGCTGCTATTGTCCCACCTTCCAATCCATTGGAATCAACATAGGTATAACAGACCAGATATGTTCCCGCTGTTAATGAGCCAATTCCAGCGCTTAGACCAGGAAGGTTGACAACCTGTGGGACACCAAACGGTCTTATAAGTCTGCCATCTATTACACCATTCTCATGTTCGGATATAAAATAATATTTACCATCAAGCTCTTCAAATTTAACTTCGCCTTGAAATTGTGCCGTGTAATCAACCAACTGCGGGTTTTCAGGGAAAATAGGGTTACCCGCCAAATCAAGTAACGGGTCTCCAGTCAAATCCAATATGGACTCAGTAGATGCTACCCATTGATAATGCTGTAAATACTTGTCCGTTAAATCTACAGAAAGCTCTTTTAACTCATTATCTTTTACAAAAAAACATCGCTTTTTATCAGACCATAACGAATGAAAAACGCCAGACATAATCTTGCTATAACCTTGACGTTTAGTTATTCCTCCAAGATTATCAATATTAACGTTATCTGCTTTCTTTAAAAACTCTTCTGGTGTTTTCTCAGGCAGTAATACGTTATTTAATCCAGCGAATTTATCAATCCGCATCCTTCTCTTCTTTGTCAGTTTCTTCTATTTTATCGGCTAACCAAAGCAATGACTTGCCTTTTATTCGCATCATTTCTGTGCTTTGAGACCTAACAACATCTGTCGCCTGTCCAATAAAGTTCAATATTTCTTTATCTCCCATAAAATATTCCCCTTTCTGGATATTTAATTGTTTCAATAAACATTTGTTTTAAAACACTTTCTTCAAAGATTTCGATAACGAACAAATCCATCTGAATACTCATCACTGTTGAGCTACATCCTGTTAATAATAAAATTTTATACTAGCATATGTTGAACTTTTAAAGAATCAACAGCAGATTCTATTTGTTTTTTTGAGGCAGTTCTTCCATAAAGAGCACCTTCATTGAGTTTACTATCACGCCAAGATTGAATGTTTCTTTCGTGTATTTCATTTATACGTAACGTCATAACTTCACAATAGCTGTTTTCCAGCTCATCCTGTGTTTCCATTGAATATAATGGCAAAACTGGTAGCGGTGGATTTTCTGCAGCCCTGCGCTCATTCTCTTCCATGATTTTATTGTTTTCGTTATTAACAATTAATTCCATTGCCGACAGGTCAAATTCATCGGCAACACCATTAAACGTTAATGTATTGAATTGTATCATCATTTACACCTGACTAATTTAATTTCTAACTGCTATTGTTTAGCATCAATCTCTTGAATAGAATCAACGATTTCATTAAACAACCAGCCAATTATGGCGAATAACACATATAAAAGTTTATCATTCATTAGTTACCCGATCCAACATTATCAATAATAGTTATTCCAGTAGCAGACGTTCCAGAATATGCTACGAGTTTCAATGTTCCTGTATTTGTTCCGGCTTCCCACCGCAACATACCTATACCGGCTCCAGGAGCTTCTGCGGCTACTGTTGATTTATCTATTAAAAATGGTTTAGCATTATCTTCTGTAATGTGAAGTTTTCCAGATGGAGTTATATAGCCAATTCCCACAAAACCTGTTCCATCTAAAATAAACCCAGTTTTTGATGGATTCTCTTGAACACCTGAAACACCTGAAGTGGCATATTTTAGAAACACTCCTGCTGGTGCACCATTCCCAGTGCTTAGACCAGCTTCTATATTTAAAGATGTTCCATTTCTGTTAGGATTCCCATAACCAGCAGAGCCACCGCGTATGGAAAGTCCGCCAGAACCCCACTGTCCGACGGTTATAGTGTTAAGATTTAAGGCAAGACTGGTACTACCACCTGTTTTAAATTTTAACGTGTTGGGTGCTCTCCGCTCTATATATTCACCATTTAACCTAAATAACAATTTATCTGTCGCTATATGGACAGCTCCATTCCCCGCCGGAGATAGCTTCAAATCAATATTAGCAGCCCCAGTGCCCGCGCTTTCTACAGATACACTATTTCCAGTTATCGCCAGGCGTTCGTAATTTAGACTGTCTATATATGTAGTATAGATTTCATGTTTGACAGGAGCCGCCCCATTCCTGGATACTAAATTCGCGCAAGTAATACTAAACCCGCCAGCATTCCAATCAGCAGTTAAAGGAACAGAACCATCGGCTAAAATTCCGCCGATACTACCGCGAACAACACTTACGCGATCTTTATCAGCAAAGTTTCCGCCAGACCCTTCACTATCATAAGTAACATCAAATGTAAAATAAGTAATATTGTCAGTAATACCAACAACGTTGAATAGGACAGCTTTTGTAAAACCTGTAGAAACCTGAAGATATATTCTGTCTCCGTTTTTAAACAAATTCAGCATATTACTCATGTTCGTGCCACTGCGGTTTGTGACACTAAGATATATCTTGGTTACAGAGGCAAGCGTTAGACTATCGAAACCACATTTTTTTGAACCAGGGTCAGTAGATGTCGGTACTGCCTGATATTCCCATTCGCCATACCCAGTTTGAGCGGAAGACATATCTTGAGCAGACCAAGACATGCCGTTATAAACAATTTGTTGGTTAGCTACTGCCCCAGCGATGCTTACATCGGATAAGTCGCCTAATGGTTCATTAGTAATATTTAACAAATAAGGTTGTAAATCGGTTATCTCGGATTCAGTATGAGTATGCCCGATAAGAGAATATTCAGTATGAGTATGCCCGATAAGAGAAATGTCAGATATCGGAATTTTTACGGTTCTTGCCTGTCCTGCGCTCTCATATCCCAAAATATAATCTGTTGATACTGGCGGGGTTTTAATTGGATAAGTCGATATTTTTGCCATTTTTCATTCCATCACAATATCTACGACGCGCATTTGCGTCTCTCATAACAGCATTTGATTCTTTCATTACCGCTGTTAATTCTCTTATTACTGCATTGGTTTCCCGCTGTCTTTCATCGTGCATTTTACCTTGCGCCTGATAGGCTTCAATCCATTGCCTTCTTTCTTCGTTTTGATTTTTTATAAGATTCCTGATAAGAACATATAAACAATAGAATGCTATTCCACCTACCCCTAATTGCTCAATAGAAAATCCATCTATGATTTCATTATTTACCATTAGTAAGGCCCACCATCAAAATTATTAAATGGCCTGTTTCTTAACTGGAATATTTCGTCTTTAGCAGAACTTCTTTCCCCAAATTCATGGACAAACAATGAACGATGATATTCTGCTCTTTGTTCGTTATTAGTATCCTCATCAAATCGTTGAAAATAGCGATAACAAAGCCAATGCACTAATGAATTATGAAATCGAGTTGGAATTAATGGTGTGTCGGTTGTTTGAGTAATTGCAGGATGTTCGGTAATAGTTACCAAATCTAATGTATTATTAGCGTCAGGCGTTGGATACAGAGTTATCTTATCTGTTTCCATATCTGTAAAATATTCAAGCGGGGTACCTGTTTCAGATTCCCAGCCACTAACGTCTTCGTCTAACGTTAAGTAGCTGGTTTCTTGTAAAGGTAATATCTCACTCGATAGCTTTGCTCTCCTGACAAGGATTGTATCAGAAGGAAGGCTGTATGTTGATGTATTAGCAACTACTGATATTTGCTTCTTAGCCATCAAGAAACGACCGCGACGGCAAGCCTCCTGTGCAGCTTCATCAACCCATACAAGATATTCTGCATCAGTTGCAAACTGTGGGTTTTCATTGTCGTCAACCCACTGCCTTGCTCGAACTATTATTGTAGCTGCGTCCATAATTGATTGATTGTTTTGATGTCAACTTCAACACCGGAACGCTCACGTACAATTGAAACTTTTGGTTTGCCTGTAGATGTTAATTCGTCTTCAGTTATAGTTTTAAGCGCAGCAATAACTTTTTCTTCATTATCATCCTGTACATGGGATGTGATTTGCACGCTATCGCCTATAGCTATATCCTCGACCAATTCCTCACCGCTGGCCTTAAAATATCGTCCACCCTGGATATATTTATATGGCATTGGTTCGCCAAAGACTTCATCATAAGGCTTTGATTTATCAAGCAAAACCATCGTCGATCCCAGTATATTTTGTGATTTTAGACTTACCATAAAAACCTGTCATAACGTCAGAACGCTTGGCATCACCCAGAGATTTTTCATAATCACCGGAATAAGACGCGCCAGTTTCTGGAATAGCCCTCATATCGCCACGAACATCAAAGTTCTCACCCATGCTTTCATATCGACCATATTCTTTCTTGCTCATACCTGATTGCATGGAACTATTGTCGTAGTCACCATCATAATCCATCTTCATTTTATGATTCATCGTGCTTCACCTTTTTGTCGACCCAAGAATCCACCGTCCTTGATGCTTTCTTTTTCAGGATATAAAAAATCCAGTTTTTCATAACCGTAATTATCTACATCAGGTAACGTATCCATTTCAGCATTAAATGAACCATCACGAACATTTTCAGCCGTAGCATCGCCGAAAGAATTTTTACCTAAATTTTCATAATATTTAATTTTCATAATATTTCATGATTTCACCATAGGCCGCCATAAAGACGGCCTCCAGTTACTGACGGTTAATACCACTCAATCATTACCAACAAATCCGCAGCACCAGCAGTACAGCCACCATCAGTAGTGACCAGTACGGCGACATCCGCATCAATATCAGCAATATCAGTTACACCATTACCAACTGTATTCGCCACGCCCACAGGAACGCTGTTTGTTGCGAACTTGCTTGTATTACCACTAATACCAATTGAAATTAAAGTTGGTGCAACAGTGGTATTCGTTGTAATAACATAACCAATGTCTGTAACTCGGCCCTTTTTACCCGATGGGCCAATAAACTGTCCAACAGTTCCGGAAGTTGCAATATTAGCCGCAGGGAACCTGTAGACGGTTGTTTGTGGGTTATCATATGCCATATATGTTTACCTTTTTGACTACTCCCAGCCCTAAGGACGGGGAGTTACGCTTGATTGATAAAATAGCACCAGCCGAAACTGGCGCTTTAATTAAAATTACCCTGCGCTATCCCATTTCAAGATTCGGGCTTGTGTAGCATCAGTGTGCACCAGGCCAAAACCACCTAGATAATACCACGCTACCCCTCGGCTTCTTCCGTAATCCGTTGGGATTTTCATAATCTTCACATAGAGTCGTTAATTCTATGCCGTTTATACAAGCTTTTCCAAGTTTTGCCTAAAACAACATCTCTTACTGTTGCTTTATTTATGCCAGTAATGTCCATCGGAAATAGGATGATAATTTAATAAAAATGATATCCTATGCGCATATACAGGTTTATCACCAAATACACTACGAACTCTCAATTCGCCATATCCATGACTTTTCCCTTTATTCCATTCCCAACATCCATTATCAGAAATATCATAATTCCCTTCAAAAGCTTGCTTTACTGCTGCATGTTTCCATGCAGATGTGACTATATCTTCACCCCATAATGGGGGCTGGGCGTTTGGACTCACTTGAGTCTGCATATCCGGTAACCCGGTAGTCGATGAACCGTCCGCTAATGCGGCTTGGCTGCTGATTGTCATATCTTTAAAAACCATTATTAATTAATAACGTAAGACTTAGATTTCCCAGCAATTAACCCAGTTGCCATAACTGCTTACGCAGCTAAAGAGGCGAATCCACCTCTGATTTCCTCAGGGCAAGCAATTGCTTCGGCCACCGTATCTGCACCGAAAAAATATGCCCAGTTTGAGGCACCGTTTGTCCATGTTTCCTTGGCAATGTTGGTTTGTTCTATAAACCTCATTCCCTCATAACGACCAATCTCGCCATTCATGATTTTGACAAAACCAGCATCTACATACTGATGGATTGCTTCCAAATCATTTTTGAATTTCCGAAAAGTCGTCGGATGCGCAATACAAAAATAACTATCACCTTGATAAGGAGGAATATCACGCTCTTTCATAATATCTGAAATAGCCTTGACATGATCTTTACCAAGTGCAATGTTATTTATAATTGTCGTTGAACCACCTGTTGACAATGTTACAGAGGTTGCTGAGTTACCACCTGTCGGGGCAACACGTAAGGGAGTTTTATCAAACTCGGCATGTGCAAGAATGTCAAACGCTTTCTTAGCATCATTCTTCAATACCTTATTGATAATCTCTTTTACCGGATGCTCCGATAAATCGTCCAACTTACCCGTGTAAGGAACAGAGTTACCTGCTTCTGTGATCGTCAACGTGCCTTGAGTAATAGTAAAATTAGTCTCAGGCATAACATCAGTTTCATTCAACGTCGAACCCTGTGTTTGTACATCAGAGTATACGTTCCACATTCTGTTACTTTTATGACCCATATTGGGCGGAGAGACTCTTCATTCTCTCTCTTACTGTCTCCAGCAAGCTCTGACTATAACATCTCATTATTGAGCCTCACGTTTAGTCGATGAGGAACCTGTCAAGATACTCTAAATTTTGAGCAGCATAGCGACCATCTTTTTGTTCAAAAAATTCCTGCACAATTACAAGGTCTTCCTGAACATATGGTTTACGTCCTTGCGTCAATCGTCTTTCACAGAACTTTACTATAATCCTGCTTAAAGCTGCCTTCTGCCCAGCAAAGTATGGCAACAAGGCTTCAAGGATTTTCTTGATATTAGCAATTTTACCTATCTTTATAGCCAGACAAATTTTACGTCTTGGCAAATAGTATCCATCGCCTTCCTTTTTTATAGGCTTTACAAACTTTTGTGCTATATGAAAACCTATACCCATTTTATCAAGAATATTTGATGCTTTCTCAATAATAGCTGGGTCTCCATTGCTAAAGTCCACCCATAAATTTACTACTCTATGGTTATTTGCTTTTGTGGATCGTGGCAATGTCATTTGTACACTCCCATCACTATCTAGAAAACCAGCCAACCATGCTATTTCTGTATCTTTCGCAGTTTCCTGCTGATTGTCTGTATTCATATCCATTTCACCTTATTAGTTGATATGACCTAACCAGATATTCCAGCATACGGTGAGGTTTTTATTCCACCGGTATATTAATGGAACTGATCCCCTTTCTTTTTACCTTGCTGAGATGCATCATGCACATCAGCAAATTGGCGGAATTTAACCAAAGGTTGCAATGCGTAACGCAATTCCCTTGATAGATTGAGAGAGTACATATACCCGCCAAGTGTATTTACTCCCCATAATTGACCTGCCATAATAATTTCCTGCTATGGGATAAAACTTGTCTCACGACATAAAACGCCAGAATTACATCTGACCCCTTTGTTTCCGAATTTCAGCAATTATATCTGCCATGGTTTCTGTTTTTTCAAGCGGTCGTTCTGCTGCTACACTTAACCGTGATGGCTCAGGCTCCAATGATTCTTTGCGGTCATTCCGCTCATTAGCTCTGAACTTTTTAGCAATTTCAAGTGCTTTTTCTCTTGCAGCATTTCCGACTTTTTCAAACGCTTCTTCGTACGTCTGCGATTCAGCCGCCGCTTGCTTCAATAAAGAACTGGCATAATTCGCCAAAAAATCATCTTCTGCAACATCTGAAAAATCACGTTTGAATTTGTCTAACGCCTCATTGTATAGTATTGTTTGCAATACATTTTGCGTAGCAATTGAGATTATTTCATCGGTGGGGATAGCTTGGGATTCCGCGCGTCCAAATTTATCGATAAACGTCTCAACAACTTTTACACCTTCTTCATCATCACCATATAACAACTGCTGATACATGCGTTCGGCATCGGATTTATCGCCCTCGCTTGGTAGTTCATCCGCGCTTTGAGTCTCGGTGGACTCTTCAGACTCTTTAGCCTTTAGAGAAAGCTCACGTTCTTTTAACTCTGCTTCTCTTTGTTCTAACTCTTTCAATTTTTCTCTGGCGTCAGCCAGTCGCTTACTTGCTGTAGCGTCCTTTTGATAGCCCTTCACAACTTCTGAAAGAGGTAATTCTAATTCTTCACCGTCTATTTTAACATTAATTTTTTGTTCGTCAAAACTTTTATCAACGTTTTCAATAACTTCCGACTCAATAGAATTTTCATGGTTCTCAGCTATTGATTCTAATGCGTCCCTATGACCAGTATCCCTTTCAATTTCAGTATTTTCTACTGTCATTTTAAACCTCATCTTGTATTTTCAGTTGCTCTTCAGCATAAAAACCATTTTGAATAGCTTCTGCTAACCATGTCTGTAATGAATCTGCCCTATATACTGCATTCTGTAACTCAATAATTTTTTCTATGCCTTCCCTTTTAGGATAAGTCTTTACTAATTCTTCGATAGCATTTTCACGCTCCTCATTAACTTTTTTAATAATATATTTACCTAGGTCACTCCGAAGGAAATATTCAGCCTCAATGCCCAACTTAACTTCCGTCAATAGATTTTCCGTCAATAGATTTTCTTCTTGGTTCATCGTTTCTCTTCTAATGTATTTAACCCGCATTCATAACATCTTAGCAACATATAAGTACATGATATATATTATAAAATAATAACATCTCTCGATTTTATTTACAATTTGAAATCCCGCCTAAATCCCGCCTATCGCAACGAAGCAATAGACGGGATTCACATCTGGGTAATAAGCCTCAAGCCGCAACATTCAGCGGCGATTTGTAAATTACGAGGTAAATTATGCAAACAAAATTAATTCCGGTTCCAAAATGGAACGAATATCAAATTTTAGGCCAAGTTCCGAAACAAAAATAAATCTGAGCAATGGAACCTTGACTATTCATTCTGATGGTTCTGTAGAGCTTGGGCAACACGACCCAAGGGATTTTTTTACCTATTACCTTAATTTTGGATACGCACCCAATGCACCCAATAATGAGATATTCCACAGATACCTTGACAGGGTTTTACCGGACAAGAGTACACAACGCACATTGCAAGAAATTTGCGGCTACTTGCTTACCCAGCACCTTAAGC